GTGTCTTTAAAGGTAGTTTACCTTTTAAGGTTGATAAAAGAAAATATTTCTGGGATACAAAAGTAAGTAAGTTATTAAATAGGGATCTTCGTTATGATTCTCATTTAATAGATAATAAAGGTATTCATACTGGTAACTGGAAATTCTCTTGTCATAATTTAGAGGAAATGGCTACTGATAAAGTGATTTTTTATAAACCTGCTGAATTAATCAATGGTGTGTTCTCTCGAGTTGGTATTGATTTTAAATTACCTTTTATTTGTTATTGGAATATTGACATTTTAAACGGTATTTTGAGTAAAGGTTCAGCTTTTCCAGGACTTTTAACATCAAAGTTATTTTTTCATACTCGTGAAAGAACTACTGGTTTTATGAAAACCTTCGCTAAAGATTATTTTAATAGTATTATTAAAAGATATAAACAAGTTTTTGATATGTCTTTAATTACTGTTGGTGGAAGAGAGAAACGTGTTTCATATAGTGAAGAGTTTAAATTAAAGAAAACACGTATTGTTTTAATGATGGAAGATATTCCAACTTTGTTAGGTCAAAGTGTAGCCGTACCTCTTACAAAGGCATTTCAACGGTTAAATGAGGGTTATAATTTTGTTGGTCGGTCTTTAGAACAAAGGAATTATGTTAACATAGTCAACGAACTGAATAAAGATCCGAAAGAATTTATAGTTTTTAATGCTGATTTTTCTGGTCATGATAACCATGTTGACCAATATCAATTAGTTACTGCTTTCGGTATTTTAAGGTTATGTTTTCCCGTACAGTGGAAATTCATGGATAAATTATTTTATTATTTTTTATCTGGTATGTTAAACAAACATATTGTTCTTCCTGGTTCTTGTTTTATATATCGTATTTATAAAGGTTTAGCTACAGGTAACCCTTTTACATCTTTAGTCAATACTACTGTAGCATATATGACTTTTGCTACAGCAATTAATAATGTTAGTACTGTTAAAGAATTAGAAGGTACCAGGTTATTCGTAGCAGGTGATGACGTCATAGGAGTTATTCCTCTTTCAATTTTGGAAAAATTATCTAAAGAATTAGTCAATAATAGTGGTATGAAAATTGATCCTATAACTGACCACTGTGGGCCTTTATATAGTAATAATCCATTGTATCAACGTAGCTTTTTAAAAAA